AGTTTTTCATCCTTTTCGTCCTTACCATCATGATATACTACATCAATATCATCGGAATTTACAACTTCTCCTTGAGTATCTGCCCATTTATGTTTTTGCCATTCAATATTTTCTTCAAATATTTTATCCGTTAAATCGGTAATGTCAGAATCCATCTGTGAAATATAAACATAATCGCTTAAATTTTTCATTTTAAAATTAATTTGTTTTTGCTAGTTATCTCCCCTAAAGTACCCCTTACAAAAGTGTTAAAGGAAATAGAAAGTCTATCTTTAGTGGCCTTTGGGTTTGGGTTTACCATGTGATTTAACCATGAAGGAAATAAAATAAGTTCATTAATATTAGACTGAAAAGACCATTGCTCAGAATTCCATATATTAGAACTTTTCGTTTTAAATAATATTCTGTCCTTTACGGCATAATTCGGATCAATAAACGTAATGCTATCATCTTCTTCAGTTGATATATAAAAAACTCCACTTATAATACTATTTGAATGGCAATGTTCATAATGAGATTCACCTGGTCTATTTACATTTAGCCATGATTGTGTAATATAGAAATCTAAGTTTTCTTCTACTGGACATATAATCTGTTCAACATATATTTTAATCTGTTCCTCACAAAACTGTTTTATTTTTTTTAATCCGGTATCAAAAATATAAGAAGAAATTGAATTGGAATTGCTGCCCATATTGAACAGCAGCCCCTCCTCAATAATATTTTCAATTTCTATTTCTTCTTCTTGTTGAAGTCGCAGAGACTGTGTAGGAGATAAATTTAAATCTCTCTTTATAATATATACAGGGCATGGAAATACACTTTCTATCATTCTTTCCCCTGTCTATCTCTCGCCTTTTTCCTCCTTTTTTCCTCCTCTTCTCGTTTTTTTCCTCCATATTCCTCTTCTCGCTTCTTCGTCTTCAGCCTCGCTATTTCTTGCGTTTCCTTCGCCGTCTCGGTATCTCCTTCTTCTCTTTTATAGATATATAATTCCGGTTGCGCGTAAGCCGGTGGATAAAATAAAAAATCAATATTTCCACTTACCGTTATTCTTTCTTCTTCTGTTCCGTAAAAAGGATGAACTTGATGGTGTAACCCTGCAGGAAAAAATAACACCCTTCCTTCATCTTCTGGACTCAACGAAAAAGAATGTGTACAACAGTCCTGCTCATTTTTTCTCGACCACACAAATTGAAAATCAGATGCAACTGGAGTATTAGATTCCACAGAAAACGGCAGTGCATGTTGTTCTTTCCAATGAGTGGGAATCTTAACAAAAATCACAAAAGAAAAAAGACCAGTATGTGCATGAATAGGATTGAACTCATGTTGTTTTTGGTAGTTCACCCAAAGACCAGGCATTTCAAATTTTGGTAGGGGGTCTTCTTGTATTATGTGATACTTATAATATGTATCCCAATCCCGATAGAACATTTTTTCAGTTATGTGTTTAAAGACTGTATTCCAAAGCCAGTCGTCCTTATCCTTTATCTGTTCACTTTTAGAAATATTCCCGGCTAGGCTCTTTGATATATTCTCTTTGTTTTCTTCGGAAATGGCGTGGTTAAGGAAGATCAACTCTTCTTCGCTTAATCTTGTATCAATCCAGGGATAGAAATTTTCATTCCACATTAACTTTGTATGATTCTGGCTCATGATCTATTTTTAAGTTATATACGTTTTTTTTGTCTTAACTCTACTTGTTTTCGGCCTATTGTATAACCGATGTAGACACAAAACGCAATAAATATTATATGCATTGATATAGATATAATAATTTCCATAATTTTCTCCTGTATTTTATATTATTTTCTTATAGTTTCCCCTAGATAACTTGTAAATAGGGCATCTAGTATTACTTGTTTCATTTCTTCAAAGTCATAGCCGTGATGAGCTCCATTAGCATTAGCTACCTTAACTACAGAGTATTGCTTTAGTGCCTCATCTAGGCGTTTCATATATGGGTGCTCTTTTTCGAATTTCATCTTGTCATTGTCCTCTTTTATACGTAATTTAAATGCTGAATTGATTTCTTTTTCTATTAGTCCTTGTACATAATCCCATGAGTTATTCTCGATTGGTATCATTGTTTTATTGTATCGGGATACGGCCAAGAGTGCTTTAAAGTTTCAAGATGAGCTAAATATTCCTTCTGTTTCCTATGGTCTTTTAACTTATGACAAGTTTTCTTCATCTCATCTAAATCATCGTTTGTCAAGTAGGGTAAGAAGTTATTAATTGCTGCTACTATATTTTGATGTGAGTACAACATCTCTTTCCCATCAATGTATATTCTAATTGTTGCCTTGTTAGTTTCCTGTTCAGTATTCATTGTTAAGTTCTGGTGCTTTTTGTTGTCGATAGTAGGAATGTCGTTTGCGTCCTTTGTTATTTCCGAGCCATCTGTAATAGGTACATAGTGTACATTTTGGTTGTCTTCTAGTTCTTTTACTCTTGCGTTTACCTACCTTGTGTTTACTCAAATTACCTCCTTTCAGCGGTATTTTCTTTCCATCTCTTGTGATCTGCATTCTTCATAGTAGCTTTGATATAGGGGTCATCAGTCTTTCTCCTATTTCGAGAGTGTATTTCATCTATGTCAATTATGGGATCATACCCCAATGGATCTAACATCATCTTTTGATTTTCCTTTTGTATGTGTCTCCATACTAATCTATTTCCGGCTATCTCCTCCTTAGTCATTAAAATATGCATCTGAATTAAAAGATTTATCACATATATACATATCGAAATGGGGCTTATTACCCACCTGGAGATCATGATACTTTGCTCCCCATGCTTTTAGTTGTTTCTTGGTCAAATCATATAGGGCATTTGTTAATCCAGATTTACACCCTCTTGCTGTCCAATATACAATAGTATGTTTTCCATCATCATATAGTGAATTAACGTGTTCAATACGTGAAGGAAATGGTACTGCTCCAATATAGTCTGATGGAATATCTCTAAATTCTCCATGTGGAATATTACCAGCTGTACAGACTGTTCCATCCACATCCACGAATATTAGCTTCTTTAAATATGTTGTGTCCTTAATACCCACTAATAACCTTCTTCCGATTTTAGTGCATTTCGTATTGCTTTATGTTTATCTTTTACTCTTTGTCTTGCTGCTTCTTCTCTCTTTAACCTCTTCTTGAGGGAGGGTTTCGCATAGTATTTACGTTTTTTTAACTCTACGAATAGACCTTCATTGATAAGTTTATTCTTTAGTTTCTGCATCGCTCTCTTAGGGTCTTGTTTTGGCCCTATTTTTATTGTAATCATATATTATTTCTATTTTAATTATTGTTGTTCACAAGATAACCAGATTGGTGTGTTTTCTACCTTACCTTTATATGTTCGAATTGCTATTCCATTTCGGCTGAAATGAAAATCTATCGTGGGGGGATTTCCTTGAGATGTTAAGTTCTGAATACCAAACATAGATTCTCCCACTCCCTTTTCATAATAGTTCCAACATTCTTGACTTGAGGAGAATTCCTTGTCTACTGTCCTTGTTATTGGAGAATTCCATGTTAAAACTATTGCAACCCATACTTCAATCATAATTTTTTTATAAAAGAAAAAGCCATGTTCGTGTCCTTGTACTTCGATACCTAGAACCTTTGGCCTGCGAACTTCTCACGAATCGTCATCGCCGCTCTAGTGTATGCAGATGATGCCTATTGGATTACATCGCAACATTCACACATAACATTCCTACCTCAGAGCCCCAATTGAGGGAGTTACCCCTAGCGTCCTGTCACGAACATTTCGCTATCTCCAAACCACCTTACCTACCTGAGAATGCTTAGGCTTTATTCTTCTATGATTATATATCAGTTATATTTTTCCTTGTTTCATTAGGTCTATAAATCCGTAGGCCGCTCCTATCCAAATAGCGGATATTAGGATATCACCCCCTAACCATCCTGTACAATATAATAAAAATGCTCCTACAACGTATCTCATGTATTTCATAATGTCAAAAACACAAATGTATAAATACTATGTTAGTAGCAATAAAAAAAGAAGTATAGTAAAAATAATTACCAGATTAAATAGATAATAAAATAAAAGAAAATTATTAAAGCGAATATTTCTATCCTCATCCAATGTTCGAAAAGTTTTCCTCTCAAGAAACCCTCCTTTCGGGAGTTTTAATCCCATAGATCTTTATCCCAGTCTTTGGCAAAATGTTCTCTTGCCTTTAGTTTTCCTGACTTTTCACGTTTCTTTTTTCCGGCTTCATCTCTTGCAGCCATTCTAAGAGCTGAAGGTTTTCTATTCAAGAAACTCGGTCCGTTCCATATTTCTCTAAATGACATATTATATTTCCTATTGTGGTGGTGGTTCAGGGGTTAAAAAATTATCTTCGACTAAATTTCTCCAAAGCCAAGGGTCATTATTTTCCCATTTTGTACTAGGTGACAATGGTTCTCCATATACACATTCTGCCTTTATGTCCTCTAACATATTATGATATACCCAATAAAAAGATCTTACAACTTGATCTTCACTTTCTCGGCCTCTATTCACTAAATCATTTATCTGTTCTGAAATATCTATACATTCTGAAAAATCTGTTGCTGGAAAATCAAATCGTCTATGTCTTACATCATCTACTGGTAGACCAATGTTTGAGTTTATAGAAAGGTATACAAGTATTACCCATTTCATTTCATGCGACTTTCTCTACATTAATTTTTAAAGGATATTGATTATTCTGTGCTTCTTCGGCTGTTTCGTATGCTTTTTGTTCTGCTATCTCTAAATGATATATTCCTGCGACACCCATTCCATCTTTATGTACACTCAACATAATTCTTTCTGCTCGTTCAGGTGGATGATGGAAAATCTCTATTAGAACATAGACTACAAATTCCATTGGAGTATAATTATCATTGTGTAAAACTACTGCATACTTAGAAGGTGGTTTTAACCGCCTCTTCTTAGGTTTATCTTTAAGTACTGTCTGGTCCTGTTGCTGAGTTCCCATCAAAACATCCTAGAGTATTATACTTGATTCGTTTCCAGAGCCGACCATTATCATCCCACTTGTACCAAATTTGGTTTCCATGACTATCGCAATGTTGACTGTATATTGAATCTTTCATACTGAAAAATCCTGCGTTTATATATCCCTCAATCTTTGGGAATTGAGTCATACTTCTTTCCCATTTGGAAGTCTGCTCATAAGGAGCACAGGAAGACAATAAAATAAATATGACAATACATAGTATTATTTGAATTAAATTTAGACTGACTAAATCTAAAATTATTTTTGCTTTCGCTCTATTCGTACAAAATATGTAGTCCATCCTCCCTTTTCTCTCTTCTTTTTGTTTGGATCATGTAGTCCGATTACTTGTCCGTGATTATCATATTTTATTGTAAGGAAAGTATTACATACAAAGTCATTGTCTGGCGGTATATAGATGAAATTATCTTCATCGTCCTTGACCACGATACTTTTTCCAACCTCTCCGTTTGTGTTTGTTTTTTGGTTTTGAGTTCTTAGATTTTCCTATACTGGTTCTTTTTTCGTTCTTACCTTTTCGATAAGTAAATGTTGTCCATCCTTTTACTTTAGCCATCTACGTTACATCTCTTTCCCATCGGGGATTTTCATCCACACTATTTTTAACAATTCCTCTCTTCTCCCCACAATGAGGACAAGACATATTTTGACCACGCCGATAAACCATATCTGTCGCATGACTCCACCAATTTTTACATTCTCCACAAACAAAATGGTATATCTTTTCCATTGAAAATGAATGAAATGTAGGTATATTAAGAGTTTCAATATCCACGTTTTCTCCTTTTTTTATTCTCTACTTATATTATACCACGACATGGGCATAAAGTCAAGTGTTTAATTCAATATGTGTGGAATTTTTTCAGATATGGGACCATAGAGGTCATTCCAAATTATATTCGTAACAGTATCCACTTCATCTCTTTTTAATATTAAGAAATCACCATAGGTGTCAATGATTAAGTAGCTACCGCCTTCCTTAAATTTGCGGATGAGGTATTCATTTGACACGGCGAGGTAATCTGTCAAATCAATAAGTTCTTGAAAATTATCTATATTCATGATTATATTTGTGTGTCTATGTCTCCAAAGCTCTCCTAATATGCATGTAAGATGTTTTGTGTCGGTGGTGATGTGGCGTTTCACATGATATCTTCTTTGTTCTATCTATCATCATATATTCTATCTTTTCAGGTTTCATCATACCCAAATGCATTATTACTTCACCTCGATGAAAATCAGCACAAGAGTAAACATCACATTGGACTAATGCGGGAGATGTTTCATCCCAAATATGAATAGAAATATGACTTGTTTCTATCATCACCACTCCTGTTATCCCACGATTACCTTCTTTAGTCACATACGATACGTATGGTCCTTTGATAATTTTCATCTTTATGATCTTTACTAAATCGTTAAGCCAGTCCTTGAGTTCTTGTTCAGAAGTTATTGGTTCATTAACTTCTGCTCTAATGATCATATGTTCGTGAACTACATTATCGGGCATTACTATGCCTCTATTTTTACCTGCTTGAGTCTGGTTGTTTTCCCCTTTTTTCATGCTCTCCTTTTTTGTCTCTTTTCTCTTTTTTTTCTTCATCACTATTTATTTTATTTAGTGGGCTTAACTTCCCAAAAAGGCTTCAATTTACTCCTTTTTTCACGTTCCATGATCAATCTTCTTGCTTCTTTGTTGCGTTTATTCCACTCTTTAGCTCTTTCAAGAATCTTTTCTTTATTCTTTTTGTAATATTCTCTCAAATATGCTTTTCTTGATTCATCATTCTTCCACTTTTCAGCAAGACGATCTTTATTCTTTTGATAGTATATTTTATTAGATTCTGATTTAGATATCATACGCAATATTTCCTGAAACAGTTATTCTTTCTTCTTCACAATTATAAAAAGGATAAACTAAGTGTCTCATTTCTGAAGGAAAAAATAACATTAATCCTTCACAAGTAGGATCTAACCTGTAAACATACCCTTTAATATCACCTAATATATCAGTATATAAAAATTCAAAATTACCGGCGGATGGAGAATTACTTGCTTTGACATGAGGTAATTCATATTGTTCTTTCCAATCATAAGGTATTTTCATGAAAATATTAAATGACCAGAGTCCTGTATGGTTATGTACTGGATTAAATTCGTGTTGTTTCATAAAATTTACCCAAAATGACTCCAAAACATAAGGAGCTTTCTCATTACCGGAGAATATCTTATGATCAGAACCGGTCATCTTGTGGAATTTGGCTGCGTGAGACTCCGGAAATTCAGTATTGTATTTTCCAATTAAAGGAATCAGTACATTGTCAAAAAACCAATTATCTATATCATTTAATACTAAACTTCTAGAAATATTTCCGGCCAAAATATGGGAAACCACAGAACCAACGGTTTTGTACGGAGGTGCACCATCGTTTCGTTCCTCTTCTTTTGATTTTGAAATAAATTCCCATAACTTATCCATTGTAGGTGTACCAGATAAATTAGTTTCTATACCGAAAGCAAATTCGTTGTCTCCTGAGCTGGTGCGCATACCGACACCAACCTTAGAACCTTCTCGTGCTGGTATCAACATGGTACACCCTCTACACCACATTTTGCGATGAAATAAGCGTCCACTAGATCACTAATTGGATTTTTTACTTTTGTTGCTTTGGGAGTTAATCGTTCTTTGAGGTCTGTAGGGGTAAGAAGTTCCGCCATGAATGCTTCATACATCACTTCTTTATTTGCATTACCCTTACCTGTTGCAAACTTCTTAATAACAGTAGGGGGAAAACTCTTAAATGGTACTTTATTCTTCCACATTTTGTGTTTTAATAGTCCAGTATTCTCTGCTATTGAACGAACACCAGCTTGTGCGGCAGTAGCAAAAGCATACCCCTCAAGGTACACTTCATCACAACCTTGAACGATACGATATGCCCAAGAAGCGAGTTTTTCATGTCTCTCTTCTTCGCAATTCCATTCAGGATAACGTTCAGCAATAAGATTACTCACCCCACACCTGGCGGAAAGTTGTTGTTGTTTTTCGTTATTAGATAGATAATATAACATACACCTATCAAAATCAAAATATCCATTATCATCTTCTTCCTTATATACACATATTGCAGGAGAAGTTAGTGAATAATCAATCCCAGCTATCTTCTTCTGTTTCATCAGTTTCTCCTGTTTCACTTTCTACTTCAAGGTAATGTCCACAAAAGGAACATAATTCTAACCCTGTAGTGTCTTTTACTAAAATTTCATATTCCTTATCACATCCATCACATAATATAGATACTGTAGCATCTCCATCTTCCCAGACTATATTTACTGGCATAGTTCCATCTCCTGCCTTATTTCTTTGGTAATGTTGGCTTTAGCAAATCCCCATACAATAAGTCTGTGGGTATAGGAAGTGTCTTTAAAGTAATATTGTCTATTCTCATAAACCTTTTATCTCTAAGAATACTAACGGTGATGGTCTGTCCAATTTTATTTTTTTGCAATTCTTCAGCAAATTCAACATCATTGTTAATGAGAACATCATTAATTCCTATAATTGTATCCCACGGTTTTAATCCTTTTGGTATTGGTTTAAGAGGTTCACCTTTACTTATCAGCAAACCATAAGTATTAGGTATTGAATGTTTTATGTCTGGA